TTGGGCCGGGGCGCAACGCGTCTTGGCTACCGAACCGTTTGCGTCGGCGGCGCTTGGCGAGATCGCCGGCGAATTCGGTGTCCCAATAATCCTGGAATTGCTTGATCTGGTCCGGCGTCCAGCCTTGCGGCACGCCGATCAGCGCGTCGGGGATCGAGCCTTCTGAGTGATAATCGAGCTGCCAGAGCTGGCGGCGCAGCGCGATGTTGACCGCCATCAGCACCGAGCAGCGAGCGCAGCCACGCATTTCATCGCGCCACACCCGCTAGACCGTATTATTCCGTTAGATTAGATTCCACCTTTACGGGAATTGATCACGGGGGACGCAATGCCGGTCAATTCGAGAGACGCCCAATTTGGCGCTGCCATCGGTTTTATCGTAATCGTCGGAATTGTGGCAATTTACTTTGGCTTCAGTCCGAAGCTCGTGCTCGGGATCCTCGCGGGACTGGGCATTTTGTCTTGCGCCTCATTGGTTGACGGCTATGTGCGTGCAGCCATGCTCGGCGCAGGGGTCCTATTGCTGCTGTTCATTGCGTATGACTTGGTGACAAGCTGCGACAGCGCCTGTCAGCAGACGAGAGTGAAAGCTGCCCAGCAGAGAGCTGCGCAGGAGCAGGCGAGGCTTGCAGCCGAGCAGACGCGGCTTGCAGCTTCGCGGCCGCAGGTCAATCCGCACTGCATGTGGAGCAACCGGCTTGTAACGGTTGGGGCGACCCATGTCGCGCTCGATCCCGACAATCCAGATGCTATCGTGTGCCGCGCCCATTTACACTTCAAGTCCAATGGCGAGCGGTGCTACTACATCTGGATCGTGGGCGAGAGTAAGGAGCGGGACACGAAGTACTGTGATAAGGATGGCGTTGTCACGGCACTGCCGGACGATGTTAAATCCATCCGGAGCGCGAGCGGACCCCTTCTTGTGCAGGTGACCTTAGAACCTCCTCCACAATAATTCGCGTGTACCGAAAGGGTCGTCGCCAGACCGCATGATTCCAAATCGTCACGCTACGCTTGCTCACGCCTTCCCTGAGAGCTGTTGCTTAATGTTCCGCAGCGCCGCCTCGGCCTCCGGCCGAGTGCGCTCCATTTCCTTTATCGCTTTGCGTGCTTCCGTTGGATCGAAAAGCTTGCTTTCTTGCGGATCGAAGACGACGCCGCTAGTTGCGCGAGCATAGGCAGTTGCAGCCATCCATGCCGCATCTAATCCATCGAAGCCACTGATCCAGGGCAGAGCAAGAACATATGTCCAATCGTGTCCAAACTTAATTTCCTTGTAAAATCTGAACATACCGCCGGCCTTACGCATGCGGCACTGAAAGCTTACGGGATTCTCCCGCAACCGAGCGGTGAAAGTACCACTGTGTCTATCGAATGGCTGGCCGGAAGACAGACGCAGGGGAAAGCCTTCGGCGTCGATTGACTGTTGCCAGTCTCCGATCGAGTTAAGGTGCGAGTCTGAAAAGACACAGATTTGAATAGACATCGCAAATAGCTCTGCAGCAAATTATTCAAATCCCACGATGACTTCGTCCGGCATTGAGGGGTTATTCACCCAAGCTCGCACGTGAGTCGTCGTCTCCGACACACCTTCTTTCAAGATCGGGTTGCCTTCAACGGTAGATATGACAATCGTACGATTCGGTGTTTCCAACTGACCATCAAATGCCGCCGGCTTACCGGGATCAACCTCGCGGCTGGGACCGAGCGTCACGGTCGTTTCACCATCGATCCAGGGATAGCACGCTATTGAAACACATGATTCGGTCGCGAGAATGTGCGCACCACGAACCGGCAAGGGAGGATTTCCACCATCCGTGTCCGAAATGAACAGCAGCGAGTTAGGTGGAGCAATTTTTACGGAGCTGGTCACAGTTATCTCTTGTACTTCAAATAGCGGACCCAAATCCAATTCAAAAGCGGCGCTATAATTACGAGTTACGTCGCTGAATCAGCGAGGCTTTAAAGTCACGCAAAATTTCCTCCATTTTTGGAATGCCCTGAACAATATCCTCAACCTCCCGCCGAGATTCCGCCGCAGTACGGATTTTCAGCTCTTGGTCATCGACCAAGATGCCGTTCGTAGCGGCGGCATAGGCGGTCGCGGCCATCCATGCGGCTTGCATCGCGCCTAGGTTGGCGCCCCACCGGAAGCCGAGGGCGTATTTCCACGCATGACCAAAGTCGATGTTAGCATTTGCCTTGATCAACTCGTCGGCAGGATCGTGATAACATTCACAGCCTGATCGCTCGCCACGCAATTGCATCGGAAAAAAGCCTTGCAGTCCCTCAAACTCCACGTCAGCGGATAGCTGAAGCGGATAGCGTTCCGCATTGATGGCGGCTTGCCACTCGGCGGTGGATTTCAGCTGCCGGTCCGACAGAACCCAAATCTCCATCGACATGAAAATACCCCGCCAAGGAACAGGTCATGGGAACACAACATGAACAGACGGTCAATACCTAAAGTTGTGGAAAAGCTACTGATGCATAGATCGCGATTTATAGTGGTTCAGTTGTGCCCATACTTCCACGAGCTTTCGCGATGCCGCGGCTGATGTGCAACATCATTATTGGAACATTAGGAGAGAGTTTAAGCTCATCTCTAACTTCCTGCTTACGTGCATCTGTCAGTTCGGCATTGCCGGTTTTGACGTCCCAGACAGCGATGATTTTGTCATTGTCGTCACGCAGCACAATGTCAGTTCTGATACTTCCATTAGATCCATATTGCACGGCATCGCCCAAGCTAAAACTTTGCTCAACGCCATCGGAGCCAATTCCGGGTATGTCTTGCCATCTTATGTCCGTTGCAAACGCAAGATGAACGAGCGTCCCGTATAGAGCTGGACCAATCTTGCCCAGAAGAGACAGAGCTTGGTCAACAAGGGCTTCGTCTCGCACTAGCGCCTGAAATAAAATGTCGCTAGTTCGGTCAATTCGCTCATCTCCGGTCCTGTCGTAGCGCTCGACCGTTATCGCTGCATATTGATCACCTGATCTATTGCTATCGTCCGGGTCGTTCGGAGCAACGGACGACGCTGTTGCGTCCGAGCGCGTACCAGTCTCTAGCGCCGCATATTGCACCGGTCGAGGAGTGTCCTCGGGTTCCGAGCCCTCTATTGTCTCGCTCGACGATCCGCTCACGCCTTCGCTCGTCCACTGCCCGCCACCGGGGTTGCCGGCAGGTACGCGTGCCTGTTCTGGATTGTAGTCTTTAAGTAGAGCCCGCTTTTCGACAACGCGCGCCGTCTGTTCGCCCGCGCTCGGTCCCACTCCACCCGCACCCGCCTCGATCGGCACATAGCCGGTGGCCGTTAGCACCATCGGGCGGTCGGCGGCGGGGTTGGCGTAAGGGTCGAGACCTAAACTGTCGCGCATTTCGTTGAGCGTGACGGCGCCGAGCTTTACGCGCGATTCGAGCGCTTTCTCTGCTTCCGCGGCATCGGTGTCCTCGTCGAGCCAGGTGAGCTCAAGATCCGGCGAGGCAAATTCCTCGCCGATGATCTCGTCGATCAGGTCCTTCACCCACTCCTTGGTGGGCTCAAGGCCCTCCTCCTCGCTCTGCGCCGATTGATTATCTGCCGTGGCGCGGTTCATCAGCTTGACGGCCCATTGCGGCGGCACCGAAAACGCGTAGCAGATGATGCGCGCCAGCCATTCGTCGAAATCGTTTTTCTGCTCAGGCTCTTTCGTCTGATGAACCTTCACCGCCGTGTCGCCCGGCACGAACTTGGCGCGGCGGCGCTTGGCGAGGTCGCCGGCAAACTCGGTGTCCCAGTAATCCTGGAATTGCTTGATCTGGTCCGGTGTCCAGCCCTGGGGCACGCCGATCAGGGCGTCCGGGATCGAGCCTTCGCTGTAATAATCGAGCTGCCAGAGCTGGCGGCGCAGCGCGATGTTGACCGTCATCAGCACCTGCTGCACCGGCGAATAGCCGTAGACCCGATGCGCCCGCACATTGCGCGGCCGATAGATAATGTCGCGCGCCGAATAATTGACCGCCGGCATGCCCTTGAGCACCTGCTGATAGGCCGGCGGAAAGACGACCGCGCCGTCGGCATCGCGGTGAGGCTGCGGCGTGCGGCCCCAATCGTCGATGACGCGCTTAATGGTGGCGCCGTCGAGCTGCTGCAGGGCAAAGAGCTGGCCGCTGCGCGTGCGCTGGCAATACAGCGTCGCCGCGTCGATGACGAACATGTCCTCGAGCAGCGAGCGCAGCCAGGTCTTCCAGCGCGTCACGCCGTCCGGCTTTTGAAAAAAATTCTCGAGCGCGGCGATGCGCGTGCTCATATCGGCATCGATGGCCGCGCTCTTGCGCCCCCACCCTAACCCTCCCCCGCTTGCGGAGGAGGGATGGGAGGAGGAATGGCGCGGCCGGATGCGCCAGCGCTGGCGCTCCATCTGATCCTTGCGCGTCTCGATGACGAGGCGAAGCAGATCGTAGGCGTCGGCAAAGCCGCGCAGCTCGGCGAAGCCGACCGGTTCATTCGCGCGGGGGCGCGTAACAAGGTTATATCCGGACGGAAAATCGAAACGCCGGCCGGCAACATCCGGCGGCGCGATCGGCGAGAGCGGATTGAGCGGGCCGAACCAGTCGGCGCCGGTGCCGCGCGCAATGCCGCCGCTGGAAGTGCTTTGACCCGGCGTGCCTTGGCTGGCGCTATACGACACCTGGATCTGATAAGGCGACAGCGGCCAGCTCGGCTGGCCAGCGCCGCGTGCTTGTTCGCTCATTCGGGTTCCGTGTCGGGTTAATACGGCGCAGGAAATTCATGGGTCGGGGTGCTGCCGTCGAATAAATGACGGAGCCCCCGACCCGGCGACCCACGCGGCCGTCCCATTCTTTCGCCGTCCGGAAGCGATGCGCCCCGCCGGAACTGGGGCGGAGCGCATGGGGGAGCTAACGGAGGGAATGGAGCGGCGACGCGTGGATCAGGCCCGCGAAAAGCGGGCCTTCATATGCCGGCGCGGATGGCGCTCCGCAGCGGCATGTTCAAACCAAAAGAGGAATGATCCGGATGAGTAATTAGAAGCTGATGAATCGTTGGCTAAAGATATTTTGCGTCGTCTCCTATGAGGAGGTCTCTGAGATTTTGCGGCACTGGAAATCCGTATCCCTTCCACGAGTCGCCTGAGCTCAAGTCGCCGGCCTTGTGATATTCGCTCGTATAGATTTCAGTACCGATCATGTTCAGCGCAAGTATCAATGCTTGCATTGAATCAAAACCGTGCGCGGCGCCCTTACGCGTGCCTTCAAGCCAATCAATCTCGTACGCGCATGACCAATGGTTTTGATCCGGCTGCGGCGAAAAAATTCGCACAGCGACATCCTTGTCGCTCTTCCCTTGACGTAATTTCAATGATCGGCTTGCAACAATCATAGCAGACCTTAGAAGCTTAGTGGCGGAATCTCTCGGCCCCTTAGGCAGGCGGAATAGCGCTCCATAGCTTGTGCCCAGCATGCTCGCGAATGGAGCGCATTGCAGATAATGCCGTCTGCAGCTAACTGGGCGTTACACTCTGCTTCAGATTGCCTGCTGCGAGCTGCCATGACAACAGTCGAATTAGTTGTATCAGTGTTTCGATCGCCCCCTCACTCGTCCATTGCCCGCCGTCAGAAGTGCCGGCCGACACACGCGGCTCGTTGGGATCGAATTTCTGAACATAGGACCGTAAGCCGGCGATGTCGGCACCGCGCTGTCGGATCAGCCCGCCATCATCCTGCGCGGTCAGCGTGCGGATCGCTTTCATAATTTCGAGCCGCACTTCCAGTGTTCTGGGCACGGCGGTCAGGCGATTCGGTTTGTAGGGGATCATCCGTTTGGATTCTCGTCGGCACGCTCAAAGCCGTGCGCGATCAGGCCGGTGGCGTCCTCGGTTTTGACCGCGACGCGCCGTTCGGCGCCGACCATATAATATAATATGTACCGGACAGACCGTGAACGGCAGAGATGTCACCCGGCGCCTTGAGCGCAATAAGGGGTTCGCCATCGCCCTTTTGGACTTCGGTCTGCGCCTGCGATCGCTGCTGCTCCCGGCCTTCGGCCTGCTGGCGATAGAATTCCAGAATCGCCGCCTGGTCTTTGAGCATCAGCTCGCTGACGGCGAACACGAGCGCGTCGGCATGGTCGGGACTGCCCTCGCCGCGATAGCCCTGTGTGGTGAAGGCGCAAAGCTGGTCTTCGAGCACGGCGAAGCGGCCTACGTGATGCACCTTGCCTTGCTCGTAGAGCGCGGACACCGGCTCGGCGCGAAGAACTTTTCCGCGCGAGGCGGTGATCACGCGCACCGAGACATTGGCGTCGGCGGCGCGGATGACGAAGCGCACCATCTCGCCGCCGAAATTTTCCTCGGCAATGATGCGGTCGGCATCGAACTCGCGATGGGCCTGCACGACAGCGCGCCCCCACGCGGCGGGCGCATCGCGCAGCGAGCGGTCGGCCAGCACATAGGCGTGGCCGTCGTCGCCGAGCGCCGCGACGACGATGCCGATCTCGTCGGCGCGCTCGTCATCCCTGCCCGCGGCGCCGGAAGGATCGACCGCCACGACAACGCGCCGGCGGCGCGCAAGCGGAAGCTCCGCTACCCGCGCCCGCGCGATCGCCTCATAGCTGAACAGCGCTCCGTCGAGGTCATCGACATAGGCGCCCTCGAAAAATCGCTTGCGATATCTCTCCGGCAACCGCTCCAGGCTTTGGAGATAGTCCTCAGTGAGATTGATCGCGTTGTCGCGCGGATTAAGAACCAGCCGCGCGTAATCGTCCGGATTGTCGAGCGGCTGGCGCGAAATCGGATCGCGCTTGTCGCCGAACAGCACGTTGGTCCAATGCGCCTTGCTTGTCGGGTTGAGGTCGTAAAATGCGGCTTGCGGCAATCCTTCTGCCACTTGCGCCAGCCGCGTCAGCGCGACCAGCACCGATGGGTAGGGAATTTGCGAACATTCGTTGAGAAAGATCGTCGCGTATTCCTTGCCGAGAATCTTTTCGACCCGCTCTTGGTCGTCGAGCCCGCCGATCCAGATTTCCGAACCGTTTTCGAGCGAGAAGTATCCTTCGGTACGGTGCCGCTTAAGAAATTTCTTGGGATGACACAGATGAAAGACCTTCGGCAGCGTATCGAGCGCGATCGAGGCCCGCGCCGCATTGGCGTGCAGACGCAGGATAACGTGGCGCGACTTATCGACCCTGACGGCGCGATTTACGATTTCCCGCACCAGCAGAGTCGTCTTGCCGGAGCGCGAGCCGCCAACCAACAACGTGTGGCGCCGCGACAATTGCAAAAGGTTTTCAGCCTCCTTTTGCCTGTCGGTGAGTATGAGCGTGGCTACGGACGATCGAGACGAATCGTTCTCGCTTCCCATTCGCGTCCGGTGGTTCGGGTGTCTTGGTGTTTCACACTCCTGCGCCCTTTCGGGCGGGCACGGTTAAGGACAAACGGATGAAACAACGGTGCTGCTATGCGAGCTTGATATTCACCGCGCGCAGGCTGCGCGTGGTCGTCTCGATGTAGAAAATCATGGCGAGCGGGTTGCGCGGAAACGTCCTGCGATCAGCCATTATCCTGCTAGCGCCACTAAGCGCTCAGTCCAATACATTCCCCGGTCGGGCGCCCTCATAGATGAGGTCCTGGAACTCTTTCGGAAAATATTGCCGCTGCAGGTCATCGACGATCTCGTTCGAACGAATGGATATGCCCATATCGGGCCAATCCTTCAGGTGGTCCCAGAGTCCGACCATGAGATCGATTTGCCATCCCGGAAACTCTTTGACGAGTTGCTGCAGGGCGCTGACAGTTGGCTGCCGTAACAGTTCAAGATTATGAATAAAAACGACGACCTGCGGATATTCGCTATAATCGCCATGGACAGAATAATCGCCATGAGGCTGCCCTGGCAGAAAATCTGGCCGCCCGAAGCGCTCAAGCAATTTGTCGACGCACTCGCTGAGGCGTTCGAATACGGCATATTGCTTAGTATGAAGACGATCGTATTTCGCCTCGATCCATCGTCTCAATATCGTCGCGGGTTATCATGCTAATCCTCGTCGCCTCCTTTTCCTCGGCGCCACGGACCGTAGCGTAGAATATACCTCAAAACCCGCACATTGCGCGGCGGACAGATAATGTGGCGTGCGGAATAAAGTGGACTACCGGCCGCTCTATTGGCGTGAGGTTAACCCGTGGAAGCCATGGATGTGCTGTAGTCGTCTCAGATTGCTCAATCGTTCGCCGTACCTGGCCGAGCTCCGACGTATTCGATATTCTGAAACTCCTTTGGGAAATATTGCCGCCGTAATCCGTAAATGATTTCGTGCGGGCGGATGTACAGGCCCATTTCAGGCCAATCGCTATAGTGGCCCCTGACAGCGACCGCGACCACAATCTCCCACTCAGGATAGACCTTCACGATCTGCTGGAGTCCATCGATTATCGAGGGCTGCAACATTTTAAGATTATTGATCGATACCTTGACCTGGGGATAGCCCCAGTAATCATCATAGATGGAATAATCTCCAGGCCTAAGGGAGTCATGCTCTCCGTATCGCTTCAGCAGAGCCTTTATCTGATCGACCACGCGCTCGAATATTTTAAGTTCTTGCTCATAGCGGCTGTCCTCGTCTTTTTTGGTATTCATCCGATCCTCACTCAGGTTCGCGAGGGCCCATTAGGAGCATATGACGGAATATATAAATCTCGCTACGCGCCATCGGGCAGGCGATTTGAAGAGTAATGCGAATCTATAAAACGGAAGGTTTTTTTTTCGACATCAGTCAATTTGAACTGCTCCGGATTCTGTTCAAATCTGGATTTTTCGTCCATCGCCATAAATTTTTTGTATTTGTGATCCATTGCTAGAAATACATTGTAGATTTCCGCCGGGAGAGAAGCCACCGAATTTATAACGGCCAGAGATTGTGCATTGCTGTCCCTCTCCACGCCGGTTTGCCGGTCAAATTCAAGATTTTCTTGAGTGGTAACACGCCTTGCTTGAATGCTGGCATCGTTTACCGACAGAACCAAGCAAACACAGCTTGCCCCATTTGGATATTCGGCATGAAAAATATCGCCGACATTTAGATTACCAATGAGAGTCTTGCGGTCCAACATACCCATGTTATTTCCCGATCAGGAAACGTCCCAGAAAACGAATCCTCTCGCTAGGCGGATCATCCTGAAGGCCGAAGTATTTAACGGCGCAATCCATGCAAAGCACGCGACCGTTAATATAATACATTCCCGAGCTACCATAGCTCCCACCACTTTGACAGCCACCTGGGAAGCCATCGCAGCGCAAGCCTCCGGATGCCGCAACGTGAATATTGGGGACATTGGATTGATTCCCGTCATCGGCTGATCCACTCGCGGAACTGTCGCTTCGATCATTAGCGGAGTCGTTAGCATTGCCTGAAAAGCTGACCGTACCGTCGATCGTCCACTGACCACCGCCCGGACTGTGCTTCGGGACCCGCGGTTCATCTGGGTTGTAGCCGTACTTGCGCAGCTCCGATAAAACCAGCAACGGCCCTTCACGGCGCAGGTTGCGAATGTCCTCCGCGATCTCTTCCAATTCGCGCCATATTGAGGCGATTTCGACTCGTCGCTGCCGGAACCCCTCGTCCTGATCCTGCGCGAGCACGCGCATGGCTTTCACAATTTGGAGCCGGACATCCAGGCTCTTGGGGGACGGCGGTCGCGAGCTGTGACTT